TGCGTATCAACACTATGAGCGATTGGCTGATTTGGCAGACTCTAAATTTAGAGAGTTAGAGCTTTTATCGGCGCAATTAGACAAACTTTACAAGGACACAAAATGAAAGAAATAGCAACAGCACTGGTCAAAGCACAAAGGGCTTTTGGCCCTGCACTCAAGACATCGACTAACCCACACTTTCGGAGCAAGTATGTGGACTTGTCAGGCTGCATCGAGGCAGTGATTGACAGCCTCAACAACGCAGGGATTGCATTGGTGCAACGCACCAGTGAGGACAGCACAGGCGTGACTGTGGAGACTGTTTTTATCCATGAGTCTGGCGAGACATTGGAGTGCGGCAAATTGCACGTTCCAGCGGGTAAACAAGACCCGCAGGGGTATGGCAGCGCATTGACCTATGCACGGCGCTACAGCCTCATGGCAGCGTGTGGGATAGCTCCAGAGGACGATGATGGCAACGCAGCATCTCGCGGCCCTCGCATTGCCGCAGCAAAGACTGAATTGGTGTCACCAGGGCAAACAAACAAGCTTGCTGTAGTGGCGCAAGCAATCAATGACCGCATGGCAGCAGATGATGCTGTCGGCGCTCTTGGTGAGTACCAATGCATCGTTGATGCTGAGGAAAAAGTAGCACTGTGGGGAATGCTTGACAGCAAGACCCGTAGCGCAATCAAAAAGCAATCTGAATTATCAAAGGGTTAAAAATGGCAAAGCTATATGAAGTGACAGTGGCAAATGGCAAGTACACCAAAGATGGTGTTGAGAAAAACAACTACCAAAAGATTGGTTCCATCATCGAAACCAAGAATGGCAAGCAGTTGAAGCTGGACTCCATCCCTGTGATTGAGGGCGGCTGGAATGGCTGGGCTTACCTCAACACTCCGAAGGTCAAAGATAGCTTTCCCAAGGACGATGGCTTTCCCAAGGACATGGACGACGACATCCCATTTTGATTTTCGGGGGGAAAGCAGGGTATCGATTCGCAGTTGCCGCCTGATAGCAAGTACCCCCACCTTTTAGGAGTAATTTATGGCTACTTATGCAATTTTAGAATTGGACATCATTCGATGGGCAGAGGCTAGGAAAATCATTCCTAACAGCCACCCACAAACTCAATTACTCAAAGCAATGAGTGAAATTGGTGAGTTGGCAGATGCAACCATCAAGAATGACCAGGATGGCATTGCTGATGGCGTGGGTGATGTGATGGTTTGCCTCATTGTTTATTGCGCCTTGCAGGACATCAACCTAGTTGATTGCATGGAATTGGCTTATGAAGAAATCAAAGACCGCAAAGGCACATTGCTTGCCAATGGCGTGTTTGTGAAGGATGAAGCATGAAATACATCCTAGACTTCTTTGCCCTGGTTGGCTTATGCGCCAGCATCATTGCAGCAGGGTTTTACTTAGGGTATGCCACCTACCAGCCTGAATGCAAAGTGCGGGTTGCTGCGTTTACGAAGGAGTGCAAATGATTAAGTCAATCAAAAAGCTCCTACAAACACCAACCCTGATTGAATTGGTGGTCAGAGAGTTGGTAGAGGCGCATCGGTCTAAATTGGAAGCTCAGAGCGCACAAGACTACGCAAGAAGCGTAGTGCAATACAACATTGACCGAATCGAACGATTGACCAGCACATTGGATGAGCTAAAGGAGCAGGCATGAACGATGAAGATACCGATGCAGGCGGCGACTTATTCGTTAGCATGGCAACCGTTCTAATTGTTATATTTTTGTTTATTTTGCTTGCCACTGCTGTTGGTGGCATTGTGTGGTGGGCGGTAGCATGAGAGTACTACGCAGAATAGGCGATGACCTGAAGTGGAGCGCCAAGGCTATAGATGATTGGGATGGTGATGATTGTCACCACAAATCAGCAATGAAAGCGTTGTCAGCGGACATCTTTGAGCTGGCGGTGGTACGCAACTACTACATCGACAAAGAGACTTTGTTGAAGATGTACGAACAGTACATGGACTACAAACCATCAACGCCTATGTGGAAGCAAGAGCAGCAGGCGCTGTACGACAAACTGAGGAAAGAAGCATGACCGGATTTAATTCAAAGCGTGACGCGGCTGCGGACAAAGATGCGTTGTTTGAGAAATTTGAAGTGGCACAGCCAGCACAGCCAGCACAGGAGCCACCATCAGAATGGGAAGGCATTAAAGCAATACTGGATGAGTACGGATTGCAAGCGATTGACTTTGTGGCTGACTTTAAAGCAGCATTGGCACAGCCAGCGCAGGAGCCTTATGACCAAACCGCGCTTGAACTGTGCAATGTTTGCGGATGGAAGACGCTCATACCTGATGATGGCTGCTTGAACTGTGAACGGGTACAGCCAGCGCAGGAGCCTGTGGCTTGGATGGTTACTTATCAGGACGGAAGCCGAGAAGTTGTGTACGAAGCGCCGAGTAATTTGCACCCTGATTACTCAGACATTCCAACATCAATCACGCCTTTCTACACCACCCCACCAAAGCGCGAATGGGTAGGGCTGACGGATGACGATGAAATTCCTTGGGATGGTGTTGATGCCAAGTCTTTTGCCCGAGCCATTGAAGCCAAACTCAAGGAGAAGAACAATGGATAAAGAGCCAGTGCAGGAGCCTTTACACATTGTGCAATCAAACGGAAAGCATAGCCCGCTGCTGACGCACATGATGTCTAAACGAACCACCCCACCCGTAGCACCTGTGCAGGAGCCAACAGGGATGCTGCACATTGACCGATTGGGCCAATGGTTAGACGCAAGCCTAAAAGAACGCAAACGCCCGTGGGTAGGGCTGACGGATGAAGATAGGAAAGCAGCACTGCTTACAGCGTACAAAGAATGGGAATGCGAAGAGCTATTATTTTGCGCTAGAGAAGACTACTTGCTGATTGAGCAAGCCTTGAAGGAGAAGAACGGATGATTACCATTTTGGGGGCGTGGATGAGTTTTTGGTTTTTTAACTATGAGAGCCGCTATCGCGCCAAATTAAAGGAGAAGAACACATGAGCAAACGTGACTTAGCACTGGATAGCCTGACGCGCATCTGCGAGATACAGCAGCGCCTAATTAACCAACTGATTGCTATGGAGCAGAACAGTTATGCCCGTGGGTATGAGGATGGGATGGCGGCGCAGGCCGAGGTGGACATAGCCCTAAACGAAATGGCGGTCAAAAGTGAAGCTATATAACGTACCCAGAAATAGCACAATCGTACTCAAAGATGGATTGGAGCTAAAGTTTCACCACATCGATGGTATGTACAGTGTGTGTACAGATGGAGAAGGTAATGTTTACCATATTGGCGCAACTGAAGAAGTGGAAGTTAAGCCAAAGGAGGGGCAATGAGTTTTGAAAATGTTCCTCATGCACCAAAAGCGCCAATTATTCGGGGCTTACTGCATAACTTCCCTGATGGCTTGACAGTCTCAGAAATCTGCACAAAGACGTTTATTGATTCACGGGTTGTACGCACCTGCCTTAAAAAGATGGCAGATTGCTATATTGATAGGTGGCTATTAGGGAAGCATCAAAAGCCGCCAGAGGCTATTTGGTGTGTAGCCGATGTGCCTGAGAATTGCCCTAAACCAAGTAACAGAAAGACTAAGGAATGAATATGAAAATCAACGCCACATTCAATGATGAAGAAGAGGCCATCAAAGCTATCCACTCAGGCTACGCTTGGCAGACTCTGCATGAGATAAACGAAATACTGCGTCAACATAGAAAACACGACTTACCTTTTGAGCAAGTCGTGTCTAAAATCCAGGCATCATTGAATGATGCTCTGGCTATGATTTACCCCGATTAGGCTTCTTCGTCTTCTTCCCAATCATCTTCGGACTCATCGTCCTCTTCGACTTCTTCTTCGTCTTCTTCGATGTCTTCCACGACTTCCCAACCGTTTGTTTCGTAGTAAGCGGCTGCGTCTTGGATGACCTTGATGACGTTCATATCGTCAGTGTCGATGGTGATAGAACCCGACTCAATTAGCATTTCAAACTGATACATGGTAACTCCTATACGTTGATGATTTGACCTCGAAATTCAACCTGATTTTCGTCCCACTTGTGAACTAGCTCAGGCCACAAAATCCTACCACCTTTGAATGTCAGAACCGCAAATCCAGACCGATGATTGAGGGGGCTGCCCTCGCCATAGTCAAACTGCGGGCCATACGGCTCTGCTAAAGTCCCCGTATCTACGCCGTACCGATTGCCGTTGTAATCAGCGAATGGAGTCACTTTTAGGCTGTGTAAATGACCAGTGACAATGCTTACTCCTGCGTTTACAGTGTTGTTATGGGCAGCATGAACGCCGTTCTTATAACGGTGCTTTATAACGCAGTCTTTTGTAGGCCAAACAGACCATGCAAACTCCCATGCTGGTAGATGGTCTTCCAACTTAAATCCATGCACTTCTTTGTATTGCGGAGCTTGTGAAGCTAATTTGTTGGCAAAGCGTGTATCGTGATTGCCCCATGTAAACAACAGCTTTACATTGTGTCGTGCTGCTTTGGCTGTTTCCTCAATCTCACCAAGATGCGCTTGAACCGCTTTTAACTCTTCGATAACGCTAGGAGTCTTTGACCATCCTAACGGGTCGTGGCGGCTAACCGTAGCCCCGTCAAAGGCATCACCGTTGCTGATGACTGCATGAGGCTTTAGCTCTTT